TTATTCACTTTCGAGGTTTTCCATCGATTGCGAGTTATACCTTTGGGATTCGATACCCTCCAGTATGCTTTTAATAGTCATTTCTACAATTTCTTGGTGAGTATGCTCTGCTAATTCACAGCCTACTCCCCCAGTTATAGAAATAACTTTTGGTTTTCTTATATAAACAATATGTACCGTAGGTACAACAAATGTGTTGTCTGAGTACAAATTGATGTAATTTTCTTTAATTGAGTATGGAACATAATCGTACCCAGTTCTGCTAAATGGATCCTTCATTACAGTTGGGATATCATCACTTTGAGCAAACCAACATTGACTCAATCTTTTATCTGCACTTGGAGCAGTTCTTCTAGTTACAGAATAAGTTGATTTAATTGTTTCATATACTTGAATAGATGATTCTAATCCAAGAGTTGGTAATATCCATGTAGCTCTAATGAATCCCGCAGTAACAGGGTCTGCCTGTAGAACTGTAGTAGAATTACTTAAATATATATGGTTACTGTCTACGGGAGGATCTAGTTGAGCTCCAGTATTGTTTAAGTTCTCTAGTACATTAGCATTATAAGAAGGTATGAAACCTCCTAGATAATTAGTAGGTAGTATCAAATCATCACTAGTTATCTGCTGTCCTAATGGAAGGTTTACGGCCGATATCCAGTTTACCCCATCAAAGTATGATATACTTGTAAGTATGTAACCTGGCAATGGCGGGGTAAGACTCATCTTAACCCAATCCGTAGTAGTGACTTCGTTTACTAACTGAGTATCTACATTTATGGGTCCATTACAATTGTAATGAACTTCAGCTGTAACTGATACTAGAAAAAGATAATCTAACGGAAGAGTAGCTTTTTCTATGTATATGTTTGTATTGCTAGTATTGTAGATATACCAACCCAAAGCATCTAGTAGAAATCCCCCAGTAGAGAGTGTATTAGAGTTAGTAGTTACTACTAAGTTCCTTAGGTCATCTACTCTTTTTTGGGATTGTTCAAACCCTCTACCCTGTCTGTTTGACATTGGATTGTACCGTTGCTTGATGAATCTCATCATAGCAATGTTTAACTCAAAGTCTATCTCTTGAGGTAAAAGGATGTCAGCCTGGAAGGATGCAATCTTTTGCACCCCCAGGTTGACAGCTATATGCATTTCGTTTACGGTCATCTATTAAGATACTTCTTTGAGCCTTGCTCTCATTGTATTTACTTGACCAGAGTTTTTCTTGTTTTTAAAGTAAACAATTGCATCTTTCATATCCTCTCCGATTGTCTCGTCTTGGAAAATCACTTGATTACCAATACGACGGAGAACATCTTTTGCAACCATTTCTTCAATTTCTGCCTGAACTTCTAAGTTGTCGTCCGTGCAGTATTTCAAGAACTTCTCTGGGCTATTTCCTTTATAATCGTACAAAGTATTCTCGATTTCCATGTCTGAGAGTCTTTCTGGATCTCCGTCCACAAGAACTCTAAGCAACATTTTCATCTTCTCGATGTTTCCAGTGAGTTTGATAAACTCTTTGTCTGCATCTTTTTTAACTTGTACTTTAGCATTCTTTTTAAGAAGATCTTTTTGTGGATCATAGATGTAAAATCTTTTGTTTGCATCCACTTTCATTTCTTCTTCAGACATTGCAACATGTCTGTGCTTTAAGCACCATTTATAATAGATGTAATCCATTGTATTAATTGGACTACCATCTTCATAAGTGCCGATCTCAAGTTCTGCTCCTTCAAAAGGAACTTTCAAATTAAGGCTAGCCCAAAAGTCTTTTGTTTTTGCAGGCCATTCTTGGTGACCAGCTGGCACATCAATAAAATTTTTCAAGAGTGTTGCCTCTTCATCTCCATCAACTCCTTTGAGTGGGAGGCGATCTACAAACATAGATCCGAGTTTAATCTTTGCTCCAGCTCTGATTTCCTTTGGTAGGTGATTCAGAACCTCTTTGCGTCTGATAATAACTTTACGTTCCATAATTTTAGTTCTTTTTATTAGTTAAGCTTGGGGAAAGAATAACCCAAGGTTTTATATATTTTTAAAAGGGGGCTTTGACACCCCCTTTTTATTGCAAACCAAACACAAATTACGATGCAACACACTGTAGGTCCAAACTAGTATCAAAACGACGAAGCAAGATACCAGCGGTCTTCAGCATGTGAACAGATGCACCGTCAATGTCACTTGCACGGGTGTCAGTTTCAGTGAATCCTTTTGGAACCACAGAACCTGCTACACACCAGCGAAGAAGTTCACGACCTTTCTTATTTACCATTTGAAGGTTGTTTTCACCATCATAAGTAGACTGGTCAACAAACGTCATACGGTAAGACTCCAAAGGAAGACCAGATACTGGGTGCTTCTTAGAAGCTTGAGCCACAGGACCGTGATCGAACAAAGGAGACTTAACTACGTTAACTCTGTGTCCATCTACGTGATCATAGCTAGTGAAGTAACCAGTAATACCAAGGTTACGACCGCTACCAGTGATGAACGTAGGTTGAGTAGTCTGCAGGTAAGTGTTACCACCATAGTAAGTCTTGAGGGCACGGTCGAATTCACGAGCACCACCAATACCAGTATAGAGAGTAACTTGTTTGTCAGTAGCATCAGTCATACCATAGAACAAGTCTCCGATAGTTTCTTCAAGCTTAGCTTGAGTTAACTGAGAGTAAGTGTCTTTGTTGATGATTTGCTCAAACAAACCAGGACCAGAGATTACAGGTTGACCGTTCTCATCGAGCATAGTGCTAACACCATTAGCATCGTGAGTCTTCTGGCCATACCAGTAGTACATTTCACATTCTTCTTTGAACTTAAGCATGTGACGGTACTCTTCGTAATCCATCCACAACTTAGTCTTAGAACCCTCTTTCAAAGGCAATTCGAACTGAGCTACATAGTCTTTAGCATTTCCAGAGAAGTGGTAAGACTTACGTACAGTACCAATCTTAGAACGAACAAGACCTGGAGCAGTCCAGTTAGATGCATTACCACGTGAGAAGTCAATACCCACGTTAGCATACAACATACCCCAAAGAGCACCTGGAGAAGCATCTGCAATAGATACTGAAGCAGTATCAGGAGATACAATCTTCAAAGTGTACCTCCAATTTGAACCATCAGCAACTGGCTCACTCATAATACGAGCAAGAGCACCAGACTGAGATACCAAAGTGTAAGGGAAAATGAACCACTTATCAGGGAAGGTAAGGGTGAATGGAGCACCACCTGCACCAACTACAGCAGCAGGTGCAGCAGAAACAACAGGACGAACATTGATTTCGTGTGTTTTAACACGATACTCATACTCGAAACGGTCGATAGAACGAGTATTGCCGACACCTTCAGTCAAGAAGGAGAGTGGGAATTTCTTTTCTTCACGACCTGCCAAGTGAGTGATAATCGGAGATAACTCCGCTGGACGTTCCATAAGTGCATTTGCCAACGAGTTACTGTCGGTCATCTGCGAGTCGTTATAGTACGTCTTAAGTACTTGCATTAATGACATGATTCTATAATTTTAAAAGTTAATTGTTGTTTAAATATTATTCAAACAGCTTCTTCATATCCAGTTGATCTGGATCAAATTTCTTAGCTCTGTTCTTTTCTACTTTTCCGTAGTTCTTAACTCTTTCTTCGTTACGTTGGATCTTATCTCTCAAGCTCTTTACACTTTCGGTCTTAGCCTTAGTAGTAATGATATCTTGAAGATTCATTCCTTTGTACATCAAGTAGTCAATAGCCAGTTTAACGTCGAGCTCTGAATTAGAATAATCCATATCTCTACGTGTTCTGCCTGATTTATCTACAGGTGCGGAAATATAATCAAAGAACTTAGCTTTCTCTTTTTCAGGAATTCTAATCCCAGCAAATTCTTTTCCTTGGTCAATTGTAGAGGCTACATTCTCCCAAAATTCTTCCTGAGCTTTTTCTTGTTCCTGCTTTTCACGTTTCTGTTGCTCTACTATTTGCTCTCTTTCTTTAGACTGAATAGTAGCCAATTGTTTTTGGGCCACTACTGCTTTGTCGTAAAGTTTACCAGAGTCTTCATAGTCTTCGAGCATATCTTTAATGAACTCTTCATCGTGCCCTTTACTTTTAAAGTATTCAGATACAAATGCTTTTTGAGTTCTGCTATCATTCTGGTCAATCTCGTATTGAGAATAATCCAAATTTGGATTGTAAGCTTGAAAGAACTTTTCAGAATCTCCACCTGCAAGTACAAAGTCAAGATGCTTTTGTACTAGTGGGAATTGTTGGAATAGTTCGTTAAGCTGATCTTCTGCAATATTCTGAGCAATGTCTTTGGTAAATTCTACCAGACCTTCCTCAGTGTCAGCATAGTCATTCTCAATATCGTAACCCAGTGCCTTTGCAATGGATTCTGCTACAGACCCAGACTCTTCCGAATCTTCTTCATCAGATTCATCATCGTCTTCTTCGTCTTCTTTAGCATACTTTTTGGATTGGAGTTCTTCGTCATCGTCGTCGTCTTCGTCTGAACTGGGTTTTCTACCACTGGACTCGGACTCGGATTCTGAATCGTTTGACTCTTCTTCTGATTCTTCTTCATTTTCTAATTCGTCTTTAGGTTTTGTCTCTTGTTCATCAAGAGTGTTGAGACCATCACCTATAAAATCGTCGAAGGTGATATCTGCAATGTTCAATTTTTGTTCTTTGGTTGCCATATTTACAAAGGTATTGGTTTACTTATAGTTAAAAAGTATAAATTTATCTTTTATACTTAGCTTTATTGTATAGCACTCTGTTCTTTAATCCCCCTATAATGTACCTCTTTCTAGAGTTTTCTGGGAGTCCAGATTTCCATTCGTACATTGAGATTTCCTGGTTGGTTTGATATGAACCTCCCATTTGCAGTTTGCTGATATAACTGTTAATATACTTTCTTTGGGTATCTAACTCTGTCTCATAGTTAGGGTTAGATGCATATCTTTTTCCTGCAGTATTTACAAATGCATTAGCTTTTAGCAAATCTTCGGGACTTTTTTGGCCCTTTGCTAAATAGTCATTGTACATCAGATCCATGTAATTACGTACAGAATCCTTTGGGGAGGGAAAATCTTTGGTAGCCCCACTGTCTGTATTTCCTACATTGAAATAGTTATGTTGGCTTTTTAGAGTCTTACCAAGTTTAGTCTCCATCTGACCTTGAGTAAGTAGTAAGTCTAGTGGATACTCGTAGTTAGTAGCCCCGTAAAAATCTTTAGCAGCATCAGCAATATCTGTAGCTGTTAGAGTAGTTCCTTTAAATATAGGTCTGGACAAGTACTTATTAGCTCTATCATAGTACCCCTGATAGTCAAATTCTGATCCTGATGGCGCTGTAGGATTAGCTTCTTGATAATTGGTAAGATTTATTGCTCTTACTGGAGGGTTAATTTTTACGGCTGTTGCATCTTGTGCAGCACCCCCCGTTTGCATCCTAGCAGGAGATTCGATAACTGTCCCCTTGTACGGACCAGTGGGAAGATTAGCTATTCCAGGAGGGACGGCTTTAAATGACTCTACTAAGTTACCTGTAGCATCGACCTTATCTATGTTAATAGGAACTTTCATTCCCACAGTGCTAAAACTCTGCCCAGGTTGCACATCAGGGAAAGCCATAGATTGGTTTGTTTGCCCTTGTTCATGATACGGGCGTAATCCTTGCCCTTGTTCTTCAGGGGTCTGTGCAACTTGCATTGGGGGCTGCATTTGTTGCTGTTGTACAAACTCCCCAATTAAATCTCTACCTTGATCGTAGGCAGTAAAAGCTTCTAGAATGCTACCAGGATATCCAGTAGATCTAGCTTTATCTAATAACTGCCTTCTAGTAGAGTTATCCATTAAGATAAGAACTTAAGTTTATATTTAGCAGAATTAAGAGTAGACTTAATGGTGTCTAAGTCATTTACTATCTCAGAGAATTCACAGCCATCTTGCACTCTAGCTATTTTAGCATAAAGTTGATCAATATAGCTGATAGCTTCTTTAACAGTAAACATTGTTGGGGCACATACACTTGGGGGCATATCTACAGGGTACTTTGGGATTTCCCCAGTAGCTCCTTGAAAGCCTTCTGCAATAGTATCTGCATGATCTGGCAATGCATCGTATAATTCATTAAGGGCTTTGTGGGCTGCAAATGAGCCTGGGCCTATGATGGTTAAGTGAAGCACGTGGAATTTAAGTGCTGCATCCATTAACTCTACAACCAATGCTGGGATAGATTCTTTTTTAGATGCCTTGTCTTTCATTTTGTCAATATAGCTCATTCTGCGAGATTTTGACTAGCCTTCATGTCAATTTCTTTTTCCTTAAGGGCTAGCTGTTGTTGTTTAATTTGAAAGTCTTGCATCATCTTTTCAAGGTTATTGTTAGATGATTTATCTTGTGCTTCAGCTGCAATCAAAGCTTTCTCAATCTCTAACTGTCTATCCTTCTCTTTATCCAAAGCTGCCTGCTCAATAGCTTGCTGTTTAACTTGTAGTTCTGCTTGAGCTTGCTCTTGCTGTGCTTGCTCTTGGGCCTTTCTCAAGTCATCAGCTTGCTTTTCAGCTTGCTTAATTTTATCTTTAATTTGAGAGAAGCTATCACTTTCAAATATAGATACAATTGTTGACATTGGCATACCGTTCTGTACAGCTGCTTGAGCCAAGCCTTCAATTTTCTGTTTCTTCTCTGCATCTTTACCTGCATCAGAAACAAAGATTCCATACTCTGCCTCCATGTGAGTAACTGGATCAACATCAATGTTGTCCATGCTACCATCAGGCATTACGTACATAGCCTTCTTTCCATTGAGCCAAGCCTCTTTTGAGTAATCCAAAAGTCCTTGGAGTTCTCTTCTTTCGAAGTGAGCAAATTTTCTAAAGATATCCTCTGTAATGTGAGAAGACTGCACAATGCTCTGCTGCGACGTGGCTTTTCCTTCATACGAACTCATTTGGCCCTGTCTCTGTCTAGTCACTCCACTCACCTTCTCCCATTCGACCATAATAGACTCTAGCAAGGTAAGGTATTGAGATATTGTCTTAATGGACATATCTAATACTGACTGATGCTGAGGAGACAATTGAATTCCTTCTTTGTTGTAGTCTACCCAAGCTATACCTGTACCTTCTACAAAATACATAAACTTATCCATGTCCCAGTTCTTAGGGATCATGTTAATGTCGAACTGAGCAATAATGTCTTTGCTTCGTGCAATAGCTAGTTCAAGACGGTATTTGTAAATATTGTAATTGAGCTGATAAGCTATTCCTAAGCTTACCAAAGAAACACTCTGAGAGTTAATGTCAGAGTACTTTCTTCCATTGATTGGAAGTTTACATCTAGAAGGATTGTCTAAGCTGTTACGTTGGTTCTTGTATGGACGGATGTTTACAAAGAATCTTCTATCAATTCTAGTTCCCTCCCATACTTCGTTTACCCACTCCCATTCCATCTTAGCATTAAGATCTTTGAGTTCCTGAGGCAACTTGTATCCCTCTTCTACGTCAAACATCTCAGTATTCCCCGTATTAGGATCGTCATAAGTCACAAATCCAATACGTTTCCTACTCTTCCAGTAAACTGTTATTATCTCAATTAATCTATTACGATAGATGTTATCATCTGCCCCACTTGCTTCTGCCCTATATAAGAGGTAAGCTTCTGCTGATGTATGTGTTGGGGATTCTAGCTCGAGAACCTGCTCATCAGATAGATATTCCCCGAATATGTCAATAATGGTAGATGCATGAGAATATTTTCTAATGATGGCCCAATCGGCATCCTCAACAAAATCGATATCAGGATCTTTGTCATAATCTACATCTAATGGATTAACTACATCGTAAAATACTTCATCTCTTCTTACCCCTTTATGTGAGTATGTTTCCCCAGTTACAAGGAAGTGGAAAAACAACTTTTGAAACGTATCATAAACTTCATTGTAGTACATGATATAGTTCACAGCTGCTTGCCCCATTACTGCTCTGTGATCTACATAACTTCTTTCGAATTCTTCTGCTACTTGCTTTGGGAGAGGTGGTTCCTGGTCTTGTGGGAGCTCTACCTGTTGCTGTTTAGCTAGCTCGGCTAAGAACTTATTCTTAAGATTAGCCAACATTAAGTTCTTAAGTGCCTCTTCTTTCAAACTGATCGAGTCAGCATTCTGCACAGTAACTGTGTACTCTAAAGGACGTTTAGCTTTCTCCCCAAGCAACAGATCGATGATCGGCTTAATGATCGGATAGTTACGGAGCTTCGAAGGAAAGTGGCTTCGGGTTTTGCCATAAGGTTTAAGGACATAGTTGTAGTCCTCCTCGTCGATTACCCCGTTATAGTAATCATACAGAGATTTCAGGTAACTGCGTCTCTCACTAATACCAAACTTTGACAGATTGATAAAGGCATTGACACAGTCTTCTTTCCACTTGTCATCTTTCTGAGAGAAGGGAATTCGTTGCTTGGGGATTGTAGCTTGTCCGAACATTAATACAAAAGTAGGTTTGTTTTACAGCAGGTCTTTAAAATAAGTTGATTTGTGGGATTGTTTATTGTATCACACTCTTACTTATAAATCTTATCAAACCAATCATTGCTTGAGTTATCAGTATCATTAAAGCTTAACTCCTTGTTATATAACTCTCTAGTGTGGTACATGCCCACCATCAAGGCCATAACACGGTCAAAGTTACCCTTCCTGTTAAACTTGATTAACTCTTGCAACAATGCAAGGTCATAAATCTTCTGCAAGTTAAGGGTAATATTGCCTTCTTCGTCAGCCCCTCTCCCAGAAATTAACCAGTCTCTGATATAAAGTTCTCCCTGAGACTTTCTCTGCTCGGTCATGTGCATACCAAACTGACGTTTAACATTCTTACTTCGAAGCTCTTTTTTATCCAACATCTCAAATTCTTCTTGCAGCAGGTGCATTTTACGGAATCTCTTAGCATAAGCTATGACTTCTCCTCGGTCATTCTCGAATCCTATCTTAGCATTGTAGTATTCTGCTAGCATAAATAGTGTTCGGTTGTATTCATCCTGAGTTTGAGGACGGCCTACGTAAGATGCTACAATTAAGTCATCTGGCTTAGACATATTGTTAGGCACCTTAAGAACATAAGCTGCTCCTAGAGAGCTAGAGCTTTCTGCTTTTCCCTGCGCATATGGGTCATGACAAATAACGTACAGGTTCTTTGGGGTTACTTCTTCTACTTCTGTTTTAAACGGGGTTTCGTATATTACTACAGCTCCAGTTAAGTTGTCATCCTTTCTGTGTGGGAATTTAGATATTGCTCTAAGATTGCTGTTAGGGGCAAAATCAGCCTTCCCTTTAGTGTTGTAGTACATCTCCCCTACCACGCCAATTGTATCCAAGTTGCCAGATATTACTCTATTATACTGTTCTTTTAACGAGTTAACGTCGAATGTGTTTGCCGTGACTTGCAAGGTTGCTTCCTGCGGAGTAAAGGGATGTTCAGCTATATACTGATCGTAGGACTTTGGGTCATTCCCTTTCTTCTTTTTCTCTCTTTGCTCTTCTTCGTACTCAACTGCTTCGTTAATTAAACTATTTCCATTCTCATCTATGAATCCATCTAGATTCTTGTAGATTGGGACGAAGTATCCACAGATTGTTCCCATAGCCCCTGCATCCCAATCGTTCTCAAACCCTAAACAGTTGTAAGCCTCAGGGTGATAGAACAGTTCTTCCAGTCCTTCGAATCCAGGGCCCTCTTCTCCACCAGTTCCAAAGGCAATCATGGTACCTAACGTCTTAGAACCCTGTCTCATTGTAGGCATAGCTACCTCCCAAGCCTTAAGCAAGCCTGAGAATGAACCTGATTCTTCGAAGAATATCAACTCCCCTGCTTTACCACGTATCTTATCTGGATCGTCTTTTAGAGAGACCCCAATTATCTGTGACTTAAACCCTAGAGTTACGTCAGCCCCATTTACGTTCTTCTTATAGCCTGATTGCTTGTGCATCTCACGGTCAATTAAACGAGGTTGTGTCCAAGCTGTGTTATCGTCTATAAAAGATATGATATCCCAAGCTTTAGATAGTATTCCATCTCCAGTTAGGTACTGCTTATCCGATGCAAACACGAGGTTCTTACTGTTTCTAAGGTGAAAGTAGTTCCTACATAGCATAGCTGCAGCTTTGTAAGAGAAACCCTTACGTCTAGCCTTGAGTACAACCATGTGTTTGTTCTCCCTTCTGGCCTTATCTACAGCATTAAAGTACTCAAAATCCCCATCATAAAAGGCTGGGAAACTTCGATCTCTTCGTGATATTACCTCCCCATCTGGCTGCTCTTCATCGATAATTCTATCAATTGGGCAGTAGTTAAGGTAGAAATAGTGGAATCCTGATATCTTAACCCCATTTATCTCATGCCCATGCATGCATTTAAACTGCTCACTATCCCAATAGTCGTAGTATTGCTTGGTTCCAGGTAGGGCATCAGTGTAGTGCCCATACTCGATGTAGTGTTTAGCTACTGCAGAGAATAGATGGGTATCTTTTAGCATTATTCACTGTATTTGTTAGTCTTAACCCCTGCTCTGTTAGGGTTATCCTTAGCCTGCTGCTTCTGTACTAGCTCTTCTAGTCTATCTAAGCCTTCGATTACCTCCCCAATCTTAGATAGGTTAGCAACTAGGTCTTTTGCTTGGTAGAGAAGCTTACCGTTCTCATCCATAGCTGTAAGATCGATGTCTTTGAAGTACTTTTCTAGCTTATTAACTGCAGACCTAGCTGACTTAAGTAGTTTTACAGCATGTGTATCGGACAACTCCCTGTACTTATTCAACCCTGCATGTAAGTTAGGGGTTGACTTGACCTTTAAGTCCTCCATTAGCTTATCTTTCCTCTCATTCTCGTCATAAGCTGCATAGCTGGACCTATGATCTGCAAAAAAGTAGATAAATGCTAACTCTTTAGTAGTTAACTTCTCGAATTCTGGGATAGTCAAAGCATACGGAGATGGGATGACTATGTTATTATTTACTGTTAGCAAGTCTTTCATTTTTGCGCCTGGTTT